CCTTATAGATGGTTCTGATGACTTCGCGGTTGATTTCAGCAAGAATCTCAGTTGACAGAATGTTTGCCAACTCAGCTTCTGCATTCAGACCGTGAATTGCCTTAAGGTCTTGAGCGAGTTCAAGTGAATACTCTGCTTTCAGTGCGCGTGAACGTGCAGTAACGGTGACCTTCTCGATCGAGAATGCCATCTCGTTGAAATCAAGAGCACCACCATCCCCAAGAGCTTCAGAATCTTGAGTACGCATACCAGCACCAGTCTCATAAAGACCAGCAGGAGTAGCGTTAAGAACTGATGGGTTTGAACCTTGTGCAAGGGTGCTACCGATACCAGTTGCAGTGAATCCAGTAGTTGCACCGGAGAAGTCAGTATCTGCCTCATCAAACAGTGCTTCTGCACCAGACTGACTGGTGTAGCGTGAACGCATTGCGAAGATAAGTCCAGTAGGACCACTCATTGGCTGAACACCAGCGAGGTCATAAGCGACCAGGTTGGGCATTGAACGTCTGATCAGTGAGATCAGAACAGGATCAAAACCAGCTGCGGTTTGACCTGTGTGTGCTCCGGTGTATCCGTCTGCACCTACTGCATTAGTTGGTGCTTCAGTCAGGAATGAACCTGAAGTCTGGAAAGCGGATTGCTCACGGAGAAATTTTTCTTGGTTTTCTAGCAGGACTGCGGTCACCGCCTTACGATGGGAATCTTTGATTGGATCAAGACCCTCATAGTTGAGGAGAGGTGCCCACTTTTCCTGCAGATGCTCTGAATGGAACATTTGCGTTTACCTTTGTTGTGTGGATGTTTTGTTTGAATTATATTAAATTCAATTATTTGCTAAATGATGAAAGAGTCTTAAGGTAGTTAGCCATTGATCCTGAAACATATTCAGGTGAACTATCTACTCCTTCGGACAAAGTTTCAGTTTTAGCAGAAGAAGATACTGCTCTTGATGGGAAATATGATTCCCTCAGTGTCTCCAGTTTTTCACGATATTCTTCTTCACTTTCAAACTCAACACTTTCGGCAAGTGAAGCGAGTTTCTCTTTCTGAGTAGCAGCAAGGCCCTCAGAAATCTCATCGAAGATTCCGTCAGCAACCGACTCTGCGAGACGCTTGTTTAGGGAAACATTTTTCTCGATTTGCTCGTTGAGTTTTGTCTCCATTTCATCAAGTTTTTCTACCATGCTTTCAAGCACATCATATTTATCTTCAGGGATTGCTACATAATGTTCTTCAAAAAGTCCTTTCAGACCAGTCATGAAGGACTCGGTTAACTCCTCCTTCAGACCACCTTCAATAGCGAGTGCATTCTCTTGGAACCACTCATCTGCAACATACTCAAGGTAAGAATCAACACGCTCTGAAAGAGCTTTTGCGATTTCTTGAACTTCTTCAGTTAGACGCTCTTCATATTGAGCCTCTAGAGATTCCTTAACCTGATTTACTTTTGAGATAATTGCCGCTTCAAAAATTGTTTTTGCCTTTTCCTTAAACTCTTCAGAGAGTTCTTCGCCTTCAATAAGAGCATTGACATCTTCTTCGATATCGTACTGCTCTTCTACTACTTCTTCTTCAACTTCTTCTTCTTCTTCTTCTTCGGAAATTACAGATTCAATCTCTTCGGTCTCTTCTTCGGAAATCAGATCTTCATCTTCAAGTTCTTCTTCCTCTCTCATACCACGCATTGCTTCAGCAGGCTTAGCACCTTTGTTAACAACATCCTTAACTTGCTTAAGTGTTGCATCGGGTGTTTTTAGTTTTGCTGAATCATCATCAGACTTATAATTTTCTGGCGTAGGACCACCTAAATCTTCCCAAGAACCACTTTGTCCATCTGGAATATTGCCAGATAGTTTGGACATTGGTTCTGCTGGTTTAGCGCCAGCATTAACTGCGGTTTTGGATTGCTTTGTGCCTACTTCCATTTCTTGTAATTGTTTGCCACGAGACATTTGAACTCTCCGATTTTCCTGTGTGAAATCTATATTTATTTATAAATTAATAAATTACAACGAATTAATGAAATCATTGAATAAACTTATCTTATGCTCTTCTAGTCTCTTTTGATCGACAAGAGTGTTAATTCTTCTCTGAGTTTGCTCAGCAAGTTTCTCACGAAGAATACCACCATCCCAAATCCACTCCTTTCCTTCCATAATTCCTTGAACAAATGCATCAGGGGCAGAAGGATCTGCTACAATATCAGCAGCAGTTGCAAGCATAAAGTCTTCACCAACTTCATTAAAACCTTCTTTGGTTGGTCTCAGGGAACCAATACCCCGAGAAGAAACACCCAAACAAACACCTTCCTTAAGAAGAGATTCAGCAATTTTTCCCATTGGAGTTGATAAGATCTGTGCCTTACCAATAAAATTGTTACCTTCTTTTTGGAGGTCAACAATTTTATGGGAAACCCTATCAAGATTCACTGTTGGTCCATCTGGATGACCAAGTTCACCTAGAGCACGACCTTTGTTTACATACTGTTCAGTGTAACGCTTAACTTCGCGTTCCATTACAGGCATACGGTACATTCTACCGTTTCTGTTTACCTGTTCTGCTTGAAGAAAAACGCCTTTGATGAAAAGATTTTTCTTACCATTTACACTTTCGGTAAGAACTTCTACTTTTTCGATTTCTTCTCTGATTAGTTTCATTGTTCTTAGTTGGTAAGTCCTACTTTTGATGCTTTAATTTCGGTCGATGTCCAGACAACATCAGTTGAATGTTTTTCTAAAAATTCTACACTGTTTGCAGGCATACTAAAATATATTGTTGTTGCTGCACCAACTAGAGTAGAAACCCCAACGGTTACAATTCCACTAGTATTATTGTGAAGTCTAACGCAAGTTGCATTGCTAACGCTAGTTGCTGCCCCCGCAGAAGTTGCAGTTACTATTTCAGACTCAATTATTTTCGTTCTTTGCATCTCTAGTGTATAATACTTAATAGTTATTTATTTATCATTCTTCTTCAACATCAATTTCTTCAATATCTTCTTCGCCAAAAAGACTTGCTGCTACTGATGGTCGAAAAGAATCAATTTTTTCCGCTGACTTTGCAAATAACATATCTTTAATCCTATCACTTATTTGTGACGGAGATTCGTCCGAAAGAATCATATCCATTAAATCATCCATTTTTAATGACCTTCAAAAATCAATAGTATTTATATTTCTCCACCCTTAGGAATCTGTGGAGCTTGAACTGATTTTGATTGAGATTCTAAATCTGGTTCCATAACTGGTTTTCCAAGATCCATTTCGGATGTTCCTGCTTCTAAAGGCATACCTGTTTCAGGATCAACTGGAATATTAGGATCTGGAATTATACCAGCTTCAATTTCCTTCTTGATTAATGCGTCTTGCTCAATAATTTCAACATCAGTTTGTCTTAGTATCCTTCTTCTAACATAATCTTGCGAAAAATACTTTCCAACATATGGTTCTGCAGTAGCAATCATATTCAATCTTTCATTTAGAAGTTCGGAATCTTTTAGTTCTGAGAAGTGATTATCATACAAGAAGTCATATTGAATGTGCTCACTCATCATTTCCCAATCTTCTGGTGCAATGATATTTTTGAGAATCAGTTGAGTTCTTAACATATCATTAAACATATTTGAAAATCTTTTCCTCAGTCGCCCGACAAATTTTGTAAATTTCAATTCATCTCTTAGAATTTCAGATGAGCGACCAAGATTAAACCCACCTTCTCCATCCATTCTCGATGGTGGAACATTCAGTGAACGATAAAGTTTTTTCTTAAAGTATTCAATATCAGTAATCTCTCCAAGATTTTGTCCACCAGGAAGAGTTGAGATTTCAGTTCCTCTGCCACCTTCGCGACGAGGAAGCCAAAAATCTTCAAGCATACTCATATACTTTTTATCATCACGAATTTCGCCAGTGTTTGCATCATATACAAGTTTGTTACGGTAACGCATCATAACATCGCGCAGATATTGTTCTGCCTTTACCTTTGGAAGATTGCCTACATCAATATAGAAAATTCTGCGCTCTGGGGCACGAGATAGTCTATAGATAACAAGCGAGTCCTCAATCATACGAAGTTGATTGAGAGATTTGATTGCTTTATGTAAATATGAGAGAGTATTTCCTTTATTCCTATCTACTAAACCCGAAGTACAATAAGTTATAGAGTCCTTTGCCATTTTAATTCCTTGGCTAGGACCAGTTGAATTTACGTTACCTGTTGGTTGGTCACCTTTTGGGTTATAAATGAAGTACTCTTCGATTTCTGGAAAATCATAATCCATTGGATTATCACTTCCAAATCTTTGAATATTGATTGGAAAATTTTTATTATTTTTCTTTTTATTTTGTCTAATATAACGCATTTTCATTGCATCAATATAGCGCAATTCTTTAATTCCTTCGTGTGGATTTTTTAAATCAATTACTTTATGATAATAAATTCTTCCATCAACATACCAATTTCTATAAATTTCGTGAGATTTCTTATCAAAATCCAATAGATCTAGAATATATTTAAATTCCTGTCTTATCTTCTTTTTGATGCCATCACTTGCATTTAGATTATCCAAATCAATTTGAATTGGAGAATCGTTAGTATCCGATACTATTGCCTCATTAACAATATCTTCAATTGCACTGTCCACTTCTGGATGAAGTGACATCTCCCTATATCTTTTGATTAACTCAAATTCAGTTCTATATACACCTTCAATATCAACATAGGAACCAAAAAAACCACTGCTTAGGTAATGATCTACTCCATCCTCATTATTTTGAGGAACTGGAGAGACCGCACCTGGAGACAGTGGTTCAGAATCTTCAATTGAAAAACCAAACAGTTTTGCCATTATGTATTACTACTAATTGATCTTTTACTATTTATTAACTAATTTCTACAGAGGTTGCATCATTTGAGTTATCAGATCCCTTTCCGGCAGTCCAGTACTGAACTTGGAATTCGACTGTATACTCTTCAATAGCATCTGAACTATCATATGAAAGATCAATTGCCCCAACACTGGTTGGAAAAATATCATAAAACTTATATGATCTTAGTGGAGTAATTCCTGTACCGTTTGGATCATTGGAATTATTTGTAGAATTTACAGTTCCTGCACCTCTACCTAACTGATGAACATATGCATCAGTCATATAAGATGAAGGATTTGTTGCCCCAGTTGCATTATCCAGTTTACTGATCGTATTCATCCAACGCTCAAAAGCAGTTCTGAGTTTGAAATCTTCGTCATTAATGATGGTTACGGTCCAAACATCAAAGGTTCTATCTCCGGCAACCTTTAGAATTCTTCCTCTGAAAGGAATGTCAATTGGAGAAACATTAGATGCGGGAAGAGCTGCTGTTTTACAGAGAAACTTAAATGTTTCTGCCTCTTGACCAGCACCTGTGTTCCAGAAACTCTGAATTTCTGTAGGAAAATTTGGAATTTCAACTTCAAATAGATTAGGTCTTGCTCCACCGCCAGCAAGTCTTTCTTTAAATCCGGTGATTGTTCTGAGTGTAGACATTTTTTAAACCTCCGTTTGTGATTAATTATCTAATAATCAAACTCTACCTGCTACTTCCTCGAAGGAAACACCAGTTCTAGTAGCAACAAATGTAAGTGTGATATAGTTAATTGATCTTGTTGGTTTTAGGAAAATGTCTGCCCTAAACTCATTGTTATCAATTACATCTGGAGTGTTATTTGTTTGATCACAAATAACCAAGAAGTCATAGACTCCATTTTTCGCTTGAACATCTCTTAAATATGGTTCAACAATATTAACGAAGTTAGCTCTTGTAGTTTGGTTATTCAATTCAAAAAGTTGTGCTTGGGCAGCTCTTTGAAGTGCTTGCTCAACAGTCAAGAACAGACGACGAACGTTAATTCTGTCGAATGCGGATGCATATGAAAGTGCGGTCTTATCACCAAAGAGCAGAATTCCAGTTCCAGGTTGATTGATTACTGAATTAATTCTTTCTTCGTAAAGAAGATCTCTTTGTGCCTTATTTGGATTATATGCAAGTTTAATTGCGTTATTTAAAACACCTCTTTGCTGGCCAGCAGGTGAGAACCAAGGATATGCAGCTACATTTGTTCTGGCCATCAAACCGGCAATGTCTGCATTGCAAGGAATATAACGGAAGAGATTATTAAATCTATCGTAAGTGTACTTATATCCACTGTCAAACATTGCATAAGATGTTGAAGAAAGTGATGAGAAGAAGTCAATTATGTTATTTGTTTGTGTAGCAGTGCTTGTCACATTAACAACAGCACCTCTATACGGAGAAATAACCGCAACACAATCTTTTCTATCTTCTGCAATTGAAATTAATTTGTTAGCCTTTGCTTGCGAATCTTCTTTTGATTCCAATCCAGGTCCACAAATCAAATAGTCAACTTCAATTTCATCTGAATTTGCAAATAGATCATATGCGGTGTTTAATGCACTGAGAGTTGCTTTTGCACCACTTCCTGAGTAATCGGCACCTGCAGCAAGTTCAAAGGTTACATTTCCTATTGCGTTAAATACAGTTCCCTGAGCCTCTTGATTCCATCCACCACTTGCAGTACCGAGAGGTGTGAAGGATGCAGAAGGAACACCGGAGTATGTCGTAAATCCAGTTACAACAGGAACAACATTATTCAGTGAATCGGTTGATGTATAGTAATTTGTTCCAGAATAAACATAATTTGAGAAGTTTGCGAGATAGTTTCTATACCAAGTTTTCTGTGGCGAATTTACTCCAGAAACAGAATCAGTTGCTTTAGAAACTGAAATATGCTTTTCAAGAATATTTCCTTGTACTCCAGTTAATGCTCCAGTGTCGTCAATAACTACAATATTCAATGCATCATTTTTTGCATTTCTTGATGCTGCGTACTGATTTGTTACTGGTTTTGGTGCAATAGATCTCCAGAATAGAGTGGAGTTTGTTAGACCAAGAGTTTGTTGGTCGTACCAATCAACGGATGTAATAGCAGTATGTGATCCAGTTCCTGTTGAAACACCGGAGTTGTTTATAAAGGTCAAATTGGATCCAGCAGGAATGGAGGTTAAACTGGAACCTTTAGCATAATCTATTTGAGTTTCCGTGCCGGTATTAGATACTCTAGATACAATTTTTACATCAAAAGTGGAATTGCCTGCAGTACTTGTCGTTACTCCAGTAATAATTCCCTTTAAGTATCCACTAAACTCTGAAGTTGTTCCAACACCCGCAACGGTAACTCCAGAAAGAGATACACTAACGCCATATCCAACCTGAGCGCCAGCAGCACCTAAGTCAGCAGTATTAATACCGATAATTTGATCTGCTTTATCATCAATTACGCAAACTTTAAGACCATTTGCCCAAGTTCCTGGTGTCTTTGCAGCAAAGTGGTAACTTCCAGTCTCTTGATTATTGTAATCATCAAAATTTTTGATGTCTACAGTTGCAGTAGTATTATAACCAACTCTTGCATTCTTTAGATTGTCATCATCAACTCTTACTACCTTAAGAATTCCACCATATGATAGAAAAGATGATGCACTCATCCAATACTCATACTGAGAATCAGTAGAAAGTGGTTTGCCGAAGGTATTAATTAACTCTTGCTCTGTTGTGATATCAATAGGTTCTTCTACAGGTCCGATTGAGAATGGTCCAGCAATAGCACCAATGTTATCGATAACATTTTCAGCTCTTCCTACTGTTAGATCAACTTCTCTGACGAGTACGCCTGGAGATAATTGAGGAGTCGCCATGTTTTTCTCCGTTAAATCTCAGTTTATCTAAAAAATATTTATTAAAAAATACTTTTCGAAGAGTGAAACGGTGCATGAACATTTACCAATCAGGATATTCCCATTTATCAAAGACCTTAGACTCCATTCTGTTTGCAATCACTCTTTTTATTGTACATTCTTTACACTCATATGCATATGAAGATGGAACTGGACCTCTATTTTTTCTTGTTCTATAAAATCCATCTATTAAGTTTTTTATTTCTCCACAGGATCTGCATTTTCTATCATTCAATAATAAATGTCCTAATCTTATCTGGCCATCCAAATCCATTACATGTACTCCCACATATAAGATCTATCTCCATATTCATCAGTGAACCAACGATCTCCACTAGAATCTACAAAACTAGTTGAATCAAGACCATCAGATATAAATCCAAAAGGTGCCATATCTTGTTCTATTTGATTTCTTTGCTCCTCATATAACCTTTTTCTAACATCCTGATCTGTGAGTTCTCTAAAATAGTCTTGAGCAACCAACCAAGCATAAATTACAAGACACATTGCTAGGTCGTCATTACATCCTTCTTCTGCTTCAAATGAGTTGTGCTTTTGAATAAACGTAGTCAGTTCTGAAATAATTTCATAGTCATTTAGATAAAGTTTGTCTTCCTCAATCATCGTTTTAAGATTGAGACATCCAACCTTTTTGACGGTTTTGGACATCTTTACTCCTAACTGAGTTTTCTTTCCAGAAAAACCTTGCCCAACAATCTGACCAGCACGACCTCTCATTGAGCACATCAATAAATTTTTGTATTCTAGGTCGTATTGTAGAATGCTAGCTACCTGATCACCAACATCATTTAC